CAGGTGGTGCAATTACTATTGTAAATGGCACATCGGATATAAATGCAGTGCCAGTTGCCGGTGCCTCGTCTGGAACAGGTTTAGCACTTTCAACACCGGCATCTACTACGTATAGATTGAGATTTACAGCAGTTGATGCAAGGGCTATTAATTTCTTAAATGTTACTGGTGACCCAGTTGGAGATTTTGGCCTTATATCTGTTGAAAACGGTATAAAGGCCTGTGGTCTATATATCGAAGAAGGATTAAGAACCGCTACCGTAACAGTCGTTGCCAACCTAACACAATTGAATCTATTGTCACCACTTATTGGTGATCAGGCATATGTCATCAACAGCGATGACGGCAACGGAAATCATGTAGGTGAATGGAGTATGTGGTTGTATAATGGTTCAACTTGGGTGCAGACAAGTAATGCAGATAGTGCCACAACTGATGCAAAATCTCTCGAATATACCCTTACAACTCTAAGCCCATCCAGCATAAATATTGGAAATATAAGTACAGGAAGAAGGGTAACATTGATTACCATTGAAGTAACAACACCATTCGATGGCCCGGGACCAGCAACGGTTTCAATTGGCTATCAAGTCAATAATCCATCTCCTCCACCACCTGTACCTGCGGGACTAATGACTATACCATTAACAGATTTGACAGTGGCAGGAACATATACAACATACACAGACTTACTTTTTGGAACAGATACGGTGCAGGGTGACGTAACAATCACGGCTGCATTTATTAATGGAGGCTCATCTGCAGGATCAGCTCAAATCATAGTGTCTTATGTATAAATACAGGTTTTTGGATAAATAACGAGTAGAAGGCCATAGTGGCCTCAATATTAGGAGAAAACATATATGGCAGACGTAAAGAATTTCGGCCTTATTGGCGTAGGTACAAACGTACAGTTCAGTAAGGGTGGTTCACGTATCATCAACAATGCAGGTACATTCAACTTCAAGAATGCTGCAGGTTCAGGTGATGTAGCAATCACAACAGCAGGGATTACATCCTCTGCAGGTAATGTAACACTTACCACAGGTAACGTAGTATTGTCGGCAGCGGCTGGTACAGTTTCAATTGGTGGCGATACCACACTTAGTCGTCATGCAGCAGGCATTTTCCAGCTGGATGGTACAGCAGCAGTGGTTATGCCAACAGGCACAACAGGTCAGCAACCAACACCCTCGACAACAACAGGCGGAATGCGTTATAACTCTACATTAGGAGTTATGGAATATTCCAATGGTACAGTATGGTCGACATTAGCAACTGGCGGTGCAGCAGTTACCGCAGTTTCGGTAGTTTCTGCTAACGGTTTTGCAGGTTCGTCATCGGGTGGTACAACACCAGCATTGACACTAACAACATCGGCATCTGGTTTATTGGCTGGTTCAGCTGGCGCACTTGTCACAGCAGTTTCGGGTACAGACATTAAGACTGTCGGCGGATTTTCACTTGTTGGTGCTGGTGATGCTGGTACAATTGGCCCAACATACGGTGGTACTGGTTTAGCATCGTTTGCTTCTGGTACAGTTCTTTACGCTTCTGCACCAAACACATGGGCAGCAGCAGTTCCTGGTGCAACATCCGGTGTACAACCATACGATACAGACCTAACAGCACTTGCTAACACAGTAACCACAGGTATCTATGTTGTAACAGGTTCGGGTACATCAACAACACGTTCATTGGTTGCTCCACTTGCTGGTATTACAATTTCTGATCCAAGTGGTGTTGGGGGCGCACCAACATTTGCTCTATCAGATGACTTGGCACAAGTTGAAGGTCTTACAGGTGTCGGTTATCCAGTTCGCCAAACTGGTGGAACCTGGACAACACGTACATTCACTGGTACTTCGGGAGAGATTTCCGTTACAAATGGTAACGGGGATACATCAAATACAGACATTGGACTTGCAACAGTTACACAAGGTGCCACTGGTACAAGCTTTGTTAAAGTACAACTCGATACAAAGGGTCGTGTTATAAACAACACAGCAGTTACACAAAGTGATATTACAACAGCATTAGGATCTTTCTACTTGCCACTAACAGGTGGTTCAGTATCCGGTAACATTGTAATGACCGGTGGCTCTGAAGTCACTGGCCTTCCAGCAACACCATCAGGTGCTACAGCAGCAACTTCGAAGGCATATGTTGATGCCATTGCATCAGGATTGAACATCCACCTTGCTGTAGAAGCAGCTACAACAGTAACACTTAGTGGTACGATTACACCTGGTGTTGCTGGCGGTTCACCAGACGCAGGTACTGGTGTTGGTGCATTATTTACAACAGCCGGTGCATTAACAACACTTGACGGTTACACACTTGTCGGTGGTGGTACCATGCGTGTTCTTATTAAGGACCAGGTAAATGGTGGTATTGTTTCATTAGATACATTCACTGGTACTGGTTATACAGCTAGTCAGACCAACGTTGGTCCTTACGCACTCGATGGTGCAGGAACAGGAGCAACTGCTCTGTTTAGCACTGACGGTACTGGTGCGGTAACATTAGTTACTATTGTTGCTCCTGGTTCTGGATATGCTGATAATGCTGTATTGACATCTACGGCATTCAATACCGCTCACGGTGGTACAGGCGGCGGTGCAGCAGTCAATGGTATTACTACTGATAAGGCCAACGGTATTTACACTGTTACTACGATTGGTGGTACCACAGTATTCACTCGTGCAACTGATGCTAACAACAGCATTTATGGTCAGGTAAAGGCAGGTGACTTCTTCTTTGTTTCTGAAGGTAGTACACAAGCAAATACAGGTTGGACACAAACCTCGACAGGTACACAATTGCCAAACGACGTAACCAAGATTGGAACAGATCCAATCCTATATACTCAGTTCTCTGGTGCTGGTACATACCTAGCAGGTGCTGGCTTATTGTTAACAGGTAATTCGTTCTCAGTTAACTTTGGTGCTGGTATTACTCAACTTCCATCAGACGAAGTTGGTATTGATCTTGTATCAGGTAAGGCAATTCAACTAACATCGAATTTAACTGGTGGTCAGTTAGATTTCTTGCTTGACGGCGCTGGTATTACAAGCGGATTAACACAATCAGCTTCTGGTTTAAAGATTGCAGCAACTGGCGTTACAAATGCTATGTTGGCAAACAGTACAATCAATATCAATACTGATTCGGGTAGTGATCCAGTTGCACTAGGTGAAACACTTCTAATTGCTGGAACAGCAGCACAAGGTATTAATACAGTATCTACAGCAAACACAGTAACAATTACAGCATCCAATGCTTCTTCTTCGCAGAAGGGTGTTGCAACTTTCCAGGCTACAGAATTCGTAGTAACAGCAGGTAACGTCACAATTGGTACAATCGGTAACGGTAACCTTGCTAATAGCTCGATCACATTTGCTGGTAACACTGGTACTCCAGATGCAGTAGCACTTGGTGAAACAGTTACAATTTCAGGTGATGGTACATTCCTAACATCGGCAGCTTCTGCTAATGCAATTACCTTCTCGCTAGGAACAGTTAACGTAGCACACGGTGGTACAGGACTTACAACTGTTAACCAATACGAACTATTGTTCGGTGGCCCAACAAACACAATTGTTCAAGATGCTGACATCCAATTCAATCCTAGCACCAACACACTAACAGTTGGTTCGGCTACATTGGCTGGAACAGCAGGTGGTAATGTAACACTTACAGCAACAGCAGCAAATGCCGATATCAACCTAATTCCAGGCACTGGAACAGGTGCAGTTGTTATTGGACCAGCAGGCGCAGGACTTATCCAATCTGATTCAGGACAACCACTAACAGTTCGTGGTAACACACAGCTATCATTGGCATCTGTAACTGGTGATACATTAATGGTATTACCAGCAAGCACTGCATACAAGGTAACAGTTTCTGGACCAACAGCAGTACAATACTCGACAGGCCTGTCTGATCTTGACTTGGCTACAAAGTATTATGTTGATACAGTAGCAGGTTCTGCAGCAGGTAATATTGAAGCAGTTTCTGCAGTAGTAACACTAACAGTTGGCACAACCAACATTGGTGCAACACTAATTCCAGCAGGCGCCACAATCCTTCAAGTTAAGGTAAATGTTACAGTGGCTGATTCAGGTTCAGGTACATTATCGGTCGGTGACGCCACAAACGGTGTTGCAGCTTATATGTCAACTATTGAAAATGATACACAAAACACTGGTATGTATATTGCAGAAGATATGCTTTCTGTAGGTGGAACAGCAGTTCAGGCTATCGCAACTTGCACAGGTGCAACAAGCGGAACAGCAAAGGTCGTTGTTACATATCAACTAGCTGAGTAATAGCTAAAATAGGTTAACTCCTATCCAAAAAGCCCTGGTTAACTCCCAGGGCTTTTTCACATAAATATTATCATAATAGGAGTCCCTTATGGCAACAAAAGATAGTAAGTGGTATCAATCGGTGTGGTTGCCCTTTGCCGCAGGAACATATATAGTAATATGTATATTTGATTTTATGATTATGCCTGTCTATGTGGCTGCGCATAATAGTAGAATTGAAGCACGAGTATTTGAATCATTGGAAGGAAAAGATATATCCACCTTCGCAACATCTATTGCTCAGACCGCACAAGCTACGAAACAATGGAATCCACTCACACTAATGGGTGCAGGAATGTTCCACTTAGCGTTTGGAGCATTACTTACAGGTGGTGCAGTCACTCGAGGAATGACTAAGCGATCGGAAGTCGAAGGCTATTATAAATATGGCTCGGCCGGTTATGAGCAGGATGAAGGATATGGTTATGGGCGCGACGAATCCCAATATGGTGGCAATGCTCCATATAAACCAAACAGGCCAGGAGCGTATAATAGGTATAGGAATTCACGCGAAGGTGAACCGGATAAAGATGCCGATAAACCAATGCCAAAGACAACAGATTTGGATGACGAAACTAAATAAGAGAACAATTTGAAAAGTATAGTTTACACATTTGGGAGATTCAACCCTCCCACAATTGGCCATTCTAAGCTTGTCTCTGCAGTGGTAGAAACAGCTAAACAAATCGGCGGTGATCACGTAGTGTATCTTTCACAGACACAAAATGATTCCACCGATCCTCTTGAGTGGAGCTTCAAACGTCGTGTTTGCGAGTCAGCATTCAAGGGTGTGAATATTTCGCCACTCACTTCTATTCGAAATCCCTATATAGCATTAGAATATCTCAAAGAACACTATGATAGGGTAGTATTGGTTGCCGGATCCGATCAAGTTGATGAATACACCAAGAGATTCACTGGATATGCCGATAATTGGTGTATTCAGTTTGAAGTAGTTTCAGCAGGTCAACGTATCAATGAAGCAGAAGGTGTAGAAGGCATAAGTGCTACCAAAATGCGTCAATTTGCACGAGACAACAATGTAGAAAAATTCTTAGAAGGATTGCCTACATTGTTGAACGAACAAATTAAGAAAATGGTTTTGAAGAACACTCAAAAAGGCCTGAAAAAGACCAAATAAGTGCAGGTTTGTTGCGGTGCAGCATAAATACAAGTACACTAAGAAACTACGCTCACGGTGAGGTAGTTCAACATAGTGGCCATAATGGCACTTAAGGAGAAAATATTATGTTCAAAACAACACCACAAGAATACTTCAAAATGGCAACCGAAAGCTTCGCTGCTCTTCCAAAGTCGCAAAAAGACGTTAAGGAAGTTTTAGAGAAGGTAAAGAATGTCTATACAACTGAAGCTGCAAATGCTTCCAAAATGTTCAAGACCTTCCAAAAGGCAACTACAGGTGATGCATCTGTAAATGAAATCGCTGAAGCAAACCAGCAAGCACAGAGCCTAATGGTTACTGCCCGCTTTGCTGCACTGATGGCTATTCCTGGCGCAATCTTTATGATTCCTGCCCTAAATAAGCTAGAGCTTGAACTAGACGCAGTGGACTTTATTCCAGAAAGCGTAAAGAAAGAATTCAACCTGTAAAATCTGTATCGAGCAGAAGAGAGGTAGATATCCTCTTAAAAAGGGATTTAGAATCTAAATCCCTTTTATTTTGGGCACTACGCCGAGTTTCTGACCAGGGAATTCCGCATTGTGCTTCTGATATTCTTTTCTTAGTTTCATCAGATTTACATTTTGAATGTTTCCCCATATTAGACTCGGAAATCTTCTTTTTTGTCTCGTCTGATAATGGACCTAATATTCTTCCACGAGCTGCCTTACTAATCTTTGCTTTAATTTCGTCGGAATATTTATTTCCTGTATTATATCCGGGTTTTCCAAAATTGGGATGATTTTCTCCACTCATCATCTCACTCCTTACCTCTGACAATTTTCTTTTAATCCATCCGTATTGTTTATTTCTGGCTCTATTTAGATTCTTACCGGAGGCAGACATTAAGCCGGCCGCATGAATAAGCTTTCTATTATCGGGATAAATTTTAATAAGCAGTTGATGGGCAAGATAATGCTCCTCGGCCGTCAAAAATACTAAATTATCAGCATCGTCGTTTCCACCCATACATTTAGGAATGATATGATGTTTTTCCTTATAA